CCATTCCATAGGTATGAACAGAGAATATAATCCTGAGCGAGTCTGTCCATTGGCGTTTCTTTTTGTAACGTCTGAATCATCGTATAGTTTCTTAAAATTTCTACCTCCTTTATCTAAAGCATTTGAGGTACTACCCATCATACACTTTCCAATAACTCTACTACCTAATCTAAGGGTTGTTTTTGTAACACGCCAGTTGTTAAGAATGTTATTTGGCCTTTCCCATTTACCTGATTCATCATGAACAAGGAGCCTAAGCTTTTCTCCATCGTAAGCATTATCACCGGTGTTTTTCCAGTCAATAGTGGTGTCCAAACCGGTAATCTCTTTGATGGCTTGATTTGCATCAAGTTTTCTACGGGTAAATTTAGAGGCAGGTACTCTATAAGCAAGTTCGGTTTTTGGTCTGTCCATACCGTCTTGAATCGGTTTGAAAAAGAAGGGATAATTAACGGATATTGGTACGACTTTATCGGTGAACATCTTCTTAGCATCGGCACCAGATTTAGACAATATTCCGTATCGTGAATCTGTTGATATTGTGGCAAGATTAACTGATTCAGCTGAGGACATAAATGAGAAACCTGACCTACGGTTTTTAAGATAACACATCCCGTAAGACCTGATATCGGCTTTGCTAGCTTCCCAGAAAATGTAGAATAATCTATTTGATTCCCTAAAGTCTGGTTGCCCAACATCAATCTTGGACCACTGCAAGTACATGTAATTAGTACCAGTAATATAAGTAGGAATACCTTTGTTAATGAACCAAAAACCTTCTTCACGTCTTGTAAATTCTTTATCAATATAGTCATACCATTTTTCTTTAAATTCTGATGGGTATTCTTCCCAGTCAAAAACAGATTTAATTCTACTTAATTGCTTTGGGTATTGTGTATAAGTCCATTTGTCTTCTTCAAACTCAACAACATCTTTTGGTTTAGGTAAAGCAATTTTAAGGTTTTGTATTTCATAAACCTCACCTATTTCACCTGTTTTACTTATAACTATTAAATCATGTTCTTTGTTATAACCATAATCCCATTTTTTATACCTATTCATTCTACTAAGAACTTTAGGTTTTACGTAGTCTTTTAAGACTTTATATAAAGTTTGCTTATACATTTTTAGATCTTCCTTCAGCAAAACCTTTAAAAGATTTTTCTTCTTTAACTTCCTTAGGTTTATCCTCTAACATATCTTCTTCTTCTTTAATTCTATTCAGAATTTCAAAAGCATCGAATATAGCAAGTTTTTTTGTAGCAGCGGCATTTTTTAATCTATCAGCTGATATGTCATCTTTTGAATCTATAATAGCCTCTTTAGCAACTTTAATTAACTCTTCAACCGCTATGTGCCCAGCTAGGATTATACTCTTCTTCGTCTCCTTTATATTCATACTTAATTACAATATCATTAGATTTCATACAATAAAGTCTTTCTTTTTCAATTAAAAATTCCCATTCACCGTTAGGTGTATAACCTACTAAGTCACCTGGGTTGATTTCTAAATCATTTAAAGAGCTATTGCCATACTTAAGTATACCAATAAGACTGCGTTCTTTATCAACCGTTAGAGATTGATTACTTTTTATAGGTTTTATAAAACACCTGTCACCTACGGTATTCCAACCTTCACTATTTCTATATAAATATATTTGATCTATAGAACAAAAATGTAAATCATCTATAAAAAAAGATCTACTTTTTCTTTTCTTTCCTTTCATATCATAGAAAACTCTAAACACGTTTTGGTGAACTACTACTATGTCCCCAATTTTAATATCTAAATTAAAAGCTAAAGGTGTTTTTATAACTTTAGCTAATCTATTTACAAATTTAAAATCTTCTATTTTGGTATTGACTACTAATTCTTTGCCATCCACCATAATTGTATTGCTGTATTTATCACCTAAAGGTTCAACAATAAAATCATATAAACTATTCATTAATATTCTAAATCATATTCAACGGATATAGCCATGTTAGAATTAAATTTCTTCCATGGCAATACCTCATTGTTTTTTTTAATATGTATATTATAGGATTTGTCTGAGTCTTCAAATATTATATGTGATATTTCGTGACCACCATAAACTTGCTGTCCTACAGAATAATGCATAGCATCGTTTTTGTAGTCAGACCCAATACTTATCTTTCTAATATTATTTATCATCTTCTTTTTCAATCTCCGCGTAAGATCCGTCTGTTAAGTCTATATTTACTTGACCATATTCATCTTCTAATTCTTTTTTAGTTGCTTCAATTTCTTTAGAAATTTCCTTAACTTTGTCATGAACATTCATTTTTTGAACATCTAAAACACCTAAAGTTCTTAGTAGTTCGCTTAATTTACTTTGTTGGTCGTTAACAGTTTTTAACTGTTCTTTGGTAATCATTGGTTTTTCCATTTTTTTTACTTTACTCATAATTTGATTTTATTTAATTGTTAATATTTACTTATTTATATAGTTACTTGTTTTTACACTATTTACCTGCAATACACACAAGGTTAGCTGTTGAGCCAGTTGCCATAAGGTAATCTACAGATACTGGTAGTATAGTTCCCATTGGCACGTTTTTAAATATCACAGCGTCACCTATTGTTGGAGCTGAGTCAACGACTCTTAGTATAGCTCTTGTACCTCCGCTAGCTCCAGCCTGTGTTACTGTTATAATATCTCCTGGAGAATAATTTGATCCAGCAGCATTTACAGCTATAGTTGTTATTGCTCCGTTAAGCGCGCCTGTTATAGTAAACTCAGCTGCATTATTACTACCAGCAGAAGTAATTGTAATTACATCACCTGTAGAATAACCTGAGCCACTTCTCGTTATAATAAGAGTTGCAGCAGGACCTGTTCCAAGTCCTCCGCTAATTGTATCAATTGTACCTTCTAAACCTGTTCCTCCAACTGGAGCAGCAGTGCTTGTAAAAGTATTACCTACAGTATAATCAGTTCCACCTTGGCCAACTACAAGAGCAGACGTTGGTACAGCTACTGTTATATCTACAGTCAAACCACTTGGTTGTTTAGCTGGTGATTTAGGTACTGAACTAGTTACTGATGTTAATAATCCGGTAGCTGTAAAATAACCAGCACCATTTGAAAAAGCATTATAACTAGGGCTTGATGTGTAAGGATCAAAAGATTTAAATCCTCCTGCAGCTACAGCTCCTATAACACCTTGAACTCCAGAGAGTATAACGGCAATATCAGCCTTTGTAGCGGCTGGCGTGCCAGTTATTTCACTAACATAAAGCACAGAGCTATTTAAATTTGTACCTAATGTTCCAGATTGGTTTTCAAATAACCAAGCTGATCTAGGATCTATCGCGGTATCTAGGATAGGCAATACTTGTAACGCTTTACCTATAATACTGTCACTTGTTGGAAATTGTCCCATTTTTTATTTTTTTATTTATTACTTATTGATTTATATTTTTCTACTCCACGTGAACCAAAATAAGCTATGTACACAGTTGTTAATAACTGTTTTAATAATCCTATCCACTCTTGCTCTACAGTGAAAGATATCTCATGATGACTATCAACCCATATGAAAGCTATAGCCATAAACGATAAGAATATAAGAGCCATAGGGCGCGTGTTTTTACTAAGCCATGAGTCAGAAGTCATATCGCTCTCCCAGCGTTTTGTTACCTGGTCTTCTGCGCTAGCAGCCGCTTCCTGAACTATGACTTGAATCTCCTTTTTTATTTGAAGTTTTTCTTCCTCAGTAGTTGTTAGTTTATCAATAACATCACCAACATCTTTGATGACATTACCACTTAACCATTCCCAAATTTTTTTCAATTACTTTTTAGTTTTAGGATGAGTAAACTTTCTTGAATAAGTTGGTCTTATTGTATCTCTCAAAGCGTTCTTACCTTGATTGTAGTTTGTAACTATTTGGCTTGGACCAGATTCGCCATCGTATTCATCTTCAGATAAACTAACCACATATTGTCCTTTATCGTCTTTTTTAACTTTACTAATATTTTCTATGTTATATCCTTTTTTGCTTGCCTGCTCTTCAAAACTCATCTCGTCAAGAAAGTCTCCTACATTAGCATTTGACTGTTCTAATGGGGATGGGCTTTCGCGTTTTTCACCTGCATCAGAAGCATCAGTAGTATCAAATCCAACATTGCTTCCTAAGCTATTAGCTTTAGTAACTCTATCTTTTAATACCCTTAACTTTCTATCAAAAGCTTCGTCTACGTTTTTAGTGCCAAAAGTTGCTCTTGAAGCATCTACATCAGCTTGGGATTCTTTAACTAAAGCGTTAGCTCTTTCTAGTTGTGATTTTTTTTCTCTTTGAAGCAAAGGTGATTTTGCACTGAATTGTCTTTGAAATGGTGAACTCATAATTATTTTTTAAATTTTTGTTTCTATTACGTACTTAGCTCCAGGAAACGTATAATCATAACCTGGATACATTACCTTGGTATAACCTCTATCGTCTGTTCCTAGTACTTTAAAATTAACGCCTTTCATCGTTATTTTGTTTCCTTGTATTATATTTTGATGTTCATTTACATCAGGACTATCACTTAGATAACCTTTTTCTGAAAAACCTTTCATGATCTTTTATAAGCTTCAGCTTCCCAAGGCAAATCCTTCGCACCTTCTTCCATATCAGATCTTGAGTATTTTTTACCTTTCCAATAAACATTGTCATTGTCATAATCTAAATCACCTCTTTCCATTTGTTCTAGGTGAATTTTTTCATGCTCAACAACTCCTTCAACTTCACTTGGATCTAGGTCTTTATTTATAACTATAGAACCATTGTTATTAGCTTTACCCATAACACCTTCTTCCATGTCTATTTTATAAATAGGAGTACTATCTACCATGTAAGGTGGATTTGTTAATTTAAAAGCCATATTATTGTTTGTAAGGAAATATTTTATTGAGTGCTCCTTTTCTAGCAGCGCAGCCGCAAGGGATATTTAATCCGCTTGCGACGTTGTCTACTAATTTTTTGATACCAGTAGCTTTAGTAAACTTCTCTATGTCGTCTCCTAAACCTGTTGATTTCATAGTTAAGCTATTGCTACACTTGCGTATTGTACAAATACTGGAGCAGATGTAACAACCATACGACCAACTTGACCAGATTGTGGTGCTGGTACTTGTTGAGTTGCAATTGGCTTACCTAGTGTAGATATTATTCCACCTGGATTAGCAGCTATAGCAGCATTAAATGCTTCTAATACAGTCTGCCCACCTACTAGTGCTGCCGTGTGTGTAAAAGTGTAAGTTTGCGCTCCAGCAATACCATCAGTTATAATAGTTGTTGTTGTAGTTAGATTTCCAATTGGAGCTGCAACGTCTCCAGCGCGTACGTTAACGATGTTACTAATTCCGAATAATTCATCCCCTGTTGCTAGAGGTACTTTTAAAAATTTTGCCATTTTGTTTTGTTTAAGTTTATGTTAGTGTTTATGTTTGGCTGAGGTTTGTACAGTCCTCTCTGTTTTATTATTTTGGTTTTTTAAATTCAAATTCTTCGCCTTTCATTACTCTATCTATTCTTTTATTTACAGCGCCAATAGAATCTTTAGAAACATTGAATCTGTCAGCTGACTCTTCATACGCGTTGTATGTTCCAGTTCCATCTTTATAAGCTCCAATCGCCGCCTCGGTATCGTCAAATCTTAATTTCATCAAATCAGTTTGACTTACTCCGTCTTTATTTGTTCTATCATCATAAGTGGAAAAGCCCCCTTCTTCTTGATGAGCTGGTGATCCTTTATATGATCCTCCTTTGTGTGCTGGTGATCCAGCTGACATTGAGTGTTTTGACATCCAAGATCCACCGCCTCCGGCGATTCTATCTATTGGCATGTCTTGCATTAAATTCTTTTTTTCTTGTGAGTTTGATTCCATGGTTATTATTTATTTTTATTATTTATTTATGGGCATATTGTTGTTGATCCGTCTTTATTTGTTATTGTTGAGCCACTGTTTCCAGAGCAAGGAGAAGAACCTCTTGATCCTTTATGTGACTTTCCTGACATCTGTAAATCATCATTTTTGTTTTTCTTATTGATTTTAGCTCTTGTTTTATCCATAGCTAAATCAGTTCCACCAACTATATCATCTTGCAGTTGTTGAAAATCTGCTGCATTAGAAAAATACTTTACTGAATCAGGATTTGAATAACTATTTAGCGGACTTGAGTTTTTTTTTCTTCCTGCCCTTTTTCTTCTTTTTTATCGTGACTAGCGTTTTTAGCATTACCTTTATCAACTAAGCTCATCACTTCTTTGTTTTCGTAATCATAATCACCGTCTTCACCACCTTTTAAAGATAGTTTTTTAGCTTTTTTCAAATGCTTATCTCCATGATTGTATAGTGGAGATTCATTCATTTCAGCTGGTGAAGCTTTAATAGCTTCTTGTAAATGTTCTGGTAGGTTTACTTGACCTCCTTTTAGGGTTTTAGCTAAAGCTGAACCCATAAATTTTTTTGCAAATGGTGAACTCATTTTTTTTATTTTTAGTTTAGTTTTTACAACCGAAGTTGTTTGCGTAGTTTGCCATCTTGACAACTTCCTCGCTATATTTATCTTTACTTGACATAACTGATGATGCAGCTGAGCAAGCGTCTTTAAAGCCGTTCTTTTTAGCCCAAGCCGTAAACTTACCTTTGTTCTCTGGTTTTATTTCAGGAAATCCTTTTTTATAAAACGGAGAATTCATTATTTATATACTTTAGCGCATTGCGTTATTGGCATACCTTTATAATAAGTTGGCGCTTTTAGTATTTGCATACCCGTTGCTCCGTTGCTAGCTCCTTTACCATGAGGTCTACCTTCTTGATCTAAAGGACCATCCCATATATGAGATTCACCTACTACACCTACTTGGCTACCTGGCTTTAATTTTTCCATTGCTGGATCGTATTTGTTACTATGCATAATTTTTATTTTATATTAATCTTCTGATAATTCTGTTCTATCTGATAATTCTGTTTGCTCCATTATACCTCTACGCTCGTCTTCTTGTCTTTGTAACATGTTACTCATACCTTCGTCTTCAGTTTTTACAACGGAAGCTTCCTCTTGCAATTGGTTTTGCTTCATTTCTGCATAACCTGGCTTGTTAGCTAAGTTGTGTTGACGCGTGTAGTTTGAATTAGCATCCGTCATTTCTTTTGTATACTTGCCACCATACTTTCCAAACCCATCAGTTCCCTTATACATCTTGTCACCAGGAAAAGGTAAACCAAAAGCTTTATCTTTATAATCTGATTTAACAGTACCTAGATCAACAGCTGGTAATTTTTGAACTTGAAACAAAGGTGTTGCACCTACAGAGTTTTGCATAGACTGAGTACTGCCAAACATACCTTGAGCTACTTGTTGAGTTTGTGGGCTAAAAACTGGTTGTGCTTGACCCATCGTGTTAGCTTGTTGAGGTGGCACGTTAGACATTAAACTTTGTGGTTGCTGTGCCAATGACGGATCCATAACTTGTTTGACTGGAGAATGTTTGCCACCTTCTAGTTTTTTAACACCCTGATTATCTCTTCTTTCTGGGTATAATTCTGCGTCTGTTGGAGGAAGTGTCTTCTCAATTGTATTTTTTATAACACCACCACCTCTATTAATGTCAGTTTCAACTGGTGGTCGTTTTTTAGGCTTCATATCTTTAGGATCTTCACTTGGTATAACTCCTTGATTAAATGGTGAATCAGTATCATGTCTAGCGTTTTCTAAATAATGTAAACGCGCACTAGGTTTTAATTTAGTGTTATAAGCTTCCTTATAATCATATTTTTTACCTTTCATTTTTATCTATTTTTATCTTTATTTACATTATATATAGCTTTTGTCATTACTTTATCTGTATAACTACTACCAGCTATTAATTTGTTTCTTCTTTTACTTATTGGTAGATCTTCTTCACCTAGCATTATTCTGTATATTCTACTTATTAATTGCTTGCATTTAAAAGATACTTCGTATATATTAAACATTTGTGTAGATCTATTTCTTTTTCTCCACACAACTATCCAACCTTCTTTAAGTAATCTATTCCATCTTCTGTTATCCCAACTGTAAGAATAACTACCCATTTTAAAATCTTTTTTATTAAAAAAACCTATACAATCTAAATAAATTAATAGTTCTAAATCAGCATCGTTTAAGTCATTGTTTTTACATGCCCACTTACGTATTATTCTGTAATGTTTTATTAAGTTTAAGTCCTTAATGTCACGTGCACTTATTCTCATAAAACAACAACTACATCCTGAGCTTTAATCACATGATACGTTTGTTTTTCTAATTCTATTTTATGACCAGCATGTCTATCAAAAAAGATCTTATCGTTCTCTTTCATTCCAACTATATCAGATCCTACCGAAACAACCGTTGCTTCTACGTATCTAATGTCTTCTCTCTGGTTTTCTGCAAGAAGTAAACCACCTTTTGTTTTAGTGGTTCCTTCTTTTGTTTTTTGTATAATTAAATTTCTACCTATTGCTTTCATCGATTCTTAAATTATTGATTACACAATCGGTTGACAATATCGTTGTAGCTACTGAAGCTGCGTTTTGAAGAGCACTTTTTGTAACGAGTAAAGGATCTATAATACCTGACTTAATCATATTTACCATTTTTCCTGTAACCACGTTTAGACCTTTACCTTTCATAATAGGTAGATCATACTCTACAATGCCCGCGTTTTCTAATATTGTTCTAAAAGGTGATTTAATTGCTTCTAATAATACTTGCTCACCTATTGATTTAGATTTAATATGTTGCGCGGCATTTAATAAAGCGATTCCACCTCCTGATACTATACCTTCTTTAACAGCAGCTTTCGTAGCGCAAATAGCGTCTTCAACCCTATCTGTTTTTTCTTTTAATTCAATATCAGAATTAGCACCTACTTTTACTATGGCTATTCTAGCCGCGAGCATTGCTAATCTTTTTTCTAATTTTATTACCTCATAAGCAGGTAAATCTTTAGATAGTTTTTCTTTTATATCTTCTATAATTAAATTAACATCTTTTGATGTTTCTTTTATTTGAATAACTGTATCTTGGTGAGTTGTTACGCTTTTTAAACAAGATCCTAAATGTTCTATTTGAATCATATCTAAGTCATCGCCTAAATCTTCATTTATAATAGTAGCACCTGTTAACAAAGAAAGATCATCAAGTATTTGTTTTTTATTAACACCATATGTTGGTGCGTTTATAACATTTACCTTGATATTGCCTTTCTTTTTATTCATTGCTAAAGCTGATAAAACACCTTGTTCTAAGTCGCCTATAATAAGCAAAGGTTTGTTGTTTTTTATTACATACTCTAGCACTGATTGTATTTGTCTAATTGTATCAACTGGTGATTCAATTAACAGCACTAGTGGATTTTCTAGTTCTGCTGTTTTTGATTGTTGATTAGTTACGAAATGAGAATTAGTAATTCCTTTATCATATTGAACTCCATCAACTACTTCAAACACTGTTTTACCTGAAGCAGATGTCTCCATCATGACAACACCCGTGTTATCTACAGATCTAAAAGCGTCTGCAATGATACAACCAAGTTCTTTGTCGTTGTTGGTAGATATAGTGGCAATTTGATTTATCATTTGCCCTTTAGCTTCTATTGATGTAGATTCTAAATATTTTATAACTTTTTTAACTGCAGAATTAATACCATCTTTTAATTCTCTTGAATTTGTTTTATTAGAAACTTTATAAGCTTCTTCTAATATAGCATGAGCTAATACGGTTGCGGTAGTTGTACCGTCACCTGCTTCTCTCACCGTTTTTCTTGCTGCTTCTTTTAATAGAGTAGCACCCATGTTTTCAACTGGGTCTAGTAATACTATTGAGTCTGCAACTGTAACTCCATCTTTTGTTATAACTGGTCTTCCGCTAGCATCTTCTAGCATTACACATTTACCGCTAGCTCCTAATGTGGAGCTAACAGCAGTTGTGAGTTTAGTTATACCTTTAAATACATTTTTCCTAGCTTCGTCACCGAAGTTAAGATTTTTGACTATTGAGTCTGACATAATTTAATTTGATTAGATTTAATTGATTTTACTTAAAGGTTTTTACGACTTTTGGTCCATTAGCGAATTCTAGTTTTTTAACATAGTGAGCAACTGATGAATCAATCGCTTGCTCTGCTCCTTCTAAAGTTTCACGTCTTGTGACGTCGTGCCAAGTATCTTTTTCATTTGGATCTTGGTGTTCGGTTTGATAGAAACCGTTTGGTAATTGCACAATACGCCAATTTGACTTATCAGCAACATGCTTCCAAAGGTCTAAGGTTTCTTGTGTGATTTGTGGTTGACTACTCCACGAACTAGTCTGGTAAAAAATTGTCATTGGTTTTGGTTTTAATTATTATCTGGTTGTTGCTCTTCCCGAGCCGGGTATATTGCTATTATTACTTGTTTTGAGTAATTTTTACTATAATACTATTTTTCTAACTGCTCTACTCTTGTTTTTAAATCCTCTATAATTTCTTGTTGTTCTTTTATTGCATTTATCAACACAGCTGTTAACTCTGAGTAAGCTACGGATTTAAGCCCATCATCTTCATTTTCTAATATAAGTTCTGGTAAAACAGCTTCAACTTCTTGAGCTATAACACCAACTTTAGTAGGTCCTGTATTAAAATCAGTTCTGTTATAATAAACACCTCTCATGGCTTGAACCTTTCCAATACAGTCGTCAATTTCAACTATATTTTCTTTTATTCTTATATCAGAATTTTGAGTTAACGTACCATTAATAGTCATGTTAGCAGTTGAAGGGAAGAATCTATATCTAATTGATCCTCCATCTCTCCAGTATACGTTACCACAATTCATGTCAAAGTAAGTATCTGAATTATTTGTGTGAAATCTAAAGTGATTTGCTGTTGCATTATTACCTAGAAAAAAATCACCTACTCCAGTAGAGCTTCTTACTATCGAAACTCCATTTACATGAAATTTTGCTAATGGAGTAACTCCTATACCACAGTCTTGATTTATGATAGTAGCGTAATTGTTAGTAGACCATCTATAAGCACCGCCTGTACTAAACTGCAATGTATCGGCAGCAGGATTAAACATACCAGTGTTTGTGTCACTATTAAAAGAGTGTGCTGGTTGGTATGCACTTCCACCTGTAGATCTCACATATCCCGCTACAATATTACCAACCGCTTCAAGGTTTCCTGAAGCTCTTACATTTCCACTTATAAGTAATTCTGTACCATTAGCATCCATCCTTACATCGTAATCAGAAGTACCTGTGTTGCTTGTATGGAAATCAATATATCTACCCACTTCTGTTACAGCTCCTACAATTGCTACTCCGCCGTTATGCCAAGCTCCACTCACTGGAACCTTCAAGCTAAGTGTACCAGTGCTTGTAATTGTTCCTCCTAATATAGGCGATGTTGTAGCTATAGATGTTACGGCACTTGACTTGAACCCTGCATCATTATCAAAAATACTTAAAGGTAGATCTACAAATTGAGTTTTTAAAGAAGAACCATCACTAGAAGAATCAGATCCGTAAATCATATAATCATCTCCGTCAGGAGTAGATCCACCTGGAGCAGCCATAACAATAGAATCAGAACCTGCGTAATCTACATTTAATGTTACAGATCCAGATGATCCTCCTCCTGTCAATCCACTACCCGCAGATACGTTAGTTATATCTCCAACACTAGTTGTATAACCAGCACCGTTTGCTAATTGATTGTTGTTTGTAATATAATTAGCATTAGTTGCGCCTGTATAACCCAAGTTAGCTAATGTCATTGTTCTAGTAGCAAATGAAGTTATAACACCTTGCGTTAAATTCACACTGCTTAAAACCGCTCCACCTGCACTGATACCAATATTAGTTGATGTTCCTATAGTAGTATTGCCTGAGCTAGTTACATAACCTGCACCATTAGTAAGTTGATTGTTATTTGTTACATTAGTTGCACCATTCGCTACATTTAATAGTGTTCTTGCTGCTGCTGCTGTATAAGATCTTCCGTAAGTATCTGTACCGTTTGTTCCAGTAAATAGACCCATTCCTGAACTAGCTCCAGTTGTAGAAAATGTCCCTGAGCCATTAAAGTACGATGCAAATAAATAACCACTTGAGTTTCTTTGTGCTATCGTGTTGATGCTTTCGCTTGCTGATACTGTACCTGTAACGGTACCTGTATTTGTTGTATACCCAGCGCCATTGGAAAGTTGATTATTATTAGTAATGTAATTTGCATTTGTAGCACCTGTAAATCCTAAACCACCAAGAGTAGTTGTAGAAGATACTAGTCCTGTAACATGACCAAAAGTATCTAATGTTACATCTTGTATGTACGTATTACCTGAGTTATTTACAGTAGCTTGACTTGACGTGTCTGCGTGAGATATTGTAACTGTACCACTTGTACCTCCACCTGTAAT